ATGGGTTACTTTCAAATTGTAGAACGTCTTAATATTGCAGACACTAGACTTCAGTTAATGGAGAAAGATTTAACAGAGAACACAGACTTTAGAATAAAATGGCCACGTGGACAATTAGGTTCATTACCCGCTGATTCTGAGCAGTTCATGTTAATCGAAGATCTATATAAACAAGTAGAAAAACTACAACAAAATATTGAAATGAACATGAGTAACAAATTAAAAATAGAATTTATGGAAGGTCAGATATCAAAATTATTAACAGACGTAGAAGAATTAAAAGATGAAAACAGAGAAATAGTTTACAAAAACGGTAATGGCCAATGATTGAAACTGTAGTAGCACTTCTTATGTTAGTGAATAATGAGATCAGGGAACACAGAATACAAGTAGAAGGTATGGCTCAATGTTTACGTGGTAAGCGTAAAGCGGAGAGACAATATCAAGAAAATGTACAATATCAATGTATAAAATCTAAAGCAGAATTAGAGAAAAATATTGATGGATCTTTTTCAATTAAGAAGTTAGTATTTAAATAATGTATGTTGAAAAATTGTTTCCAGTAACTATTGCAAACTTTAAAAATCCACACCATTCAAAAATAGAACAATCACTAATACAGGAATGTAATCAAATTAGAAACAAAATTACAAAAGGTGGAAGTGATTGGGATTCAAATTTATATAACACTCATGGAACTTTAGATCTTAATCAAAATGAAAAGTTTAGAGAATTAAATTGTTGGGTTACTTTACATGTAGAAGAATATGCAAAAACAATTGGTTATCTAAATACTAAAGTTAAATGTGGAGAATCTTGGTTTAATTATTATGAAAAAAATGATTATCAAGAAAAACATGAACATTATGGTTTTGATATTTCTGCAGTGTATTACTTGTCTTGCCCTTTAAATTCTGGTAGCATAAGATTTTACAGTCACGAACCTCAAGGAGTAAAAGAAAACTTTATAAGTGAAAATCCTTACACGTGGAGAAGTTTTATTATTAATCCACAACCAGGACAACTTTTAGTATTTAAATCAAATTTAACTCATGGAGTAGCACAAAGTAAAACAGAAAAACCAAAAATCTCTTTTGCATATAACTATAAAATTTTATGAAACTAACAAGAAATTTCTCTCTTCAAGAATTGAGTAAATCAGACACTGCCATCAGGCGTGGTATAGATAACGAACCTAACGCAGATCAAATAGATAAACTTAAAATGCTGTGTGAAAATATTTTACAGCCAGTACGTGATCAGTTTGGAAGAGTAAAGGTCACTAGCGGCTATCGTAGCCCAGAGCTTTGTGTTGCCATAGGCAGCTCGATCGGATCACAACATGCAAAAGCTGAGGCCGTAGACTTCGAATGTATGGGAGTGGACAACGCTGAAGTTGCTGATTGGATTAAACAGAACCTTGAAACAGATCAATTAATTTTGGAGTATTACACTCCTGGTGAGCCTAACTCCGGATGGATACACGCAAGTTATGTACCATTTAATCCCAGACATCAATACATGAGAGCTTACAGAGAAGAAAAGAAAACTAAATATAAACCAATAATAGGAAAGGCAGTTGATTTAATATAATGGCTATAGGTAGAGGACAAATTTCAAAACAAATAGAAGGTAAACTTAGAGGTGCGCGAGATGAAAAAAAGAAAAAACAACGGGTCATCGCCAAATTACGTAGCAAAAAGTCTAAGGTCTTCAAAGTTTAGTCAAAAAGTGATACAATCTAAGAAATTGTATAACCGTAAAAAGGACTTAAATGGCAACTTCAGGAACAACTAGCTTCAATCTAAATATTGATGAAGTAATAGATGAGGGTTACGAAAGATGTGGCCTATCAACTACTTCTGGTTATGATCTACGTTCTGCTAGAAGAAGCTTAGACCTGTTATTTGCAGAGTGGGGCAACAGAGGTATACATCTTTGGAAGGTAGCTCTTCACGAAGCATCTCTAGTTAGTGGGCAAGCAGAATATTCTGTTGCAGCTGATGTTAGTGATGTCTTAGAAGCTTTTGTATCTTCAACTGCAGCAGGAGCAAATAGTGTAGATACACAAGATGTATCTTTAACGAAAATAGATAGATCAGCTTATGCAGCTTTACCAAACAAGTTAGCTCTTGGACAACCTTCACAATATTATGTTGAAAGATTAACAACACCTAAAATATATTTATACCAAGCTCCTGATCTTAACACTTACACAACAATAAAATATTATGTAATAAAAAGAATTGAAGATGCTGGTGCTTACACAAACGATGCTGATGTTGCATATAGATTTCTACCTTGTATGTGTGCAGGTCTAGCTTATTACCTTTCAATGAAGAAGTCACCAGAAATGGTACAACAAAATAAACTAATTTATGAAGATGAATTAAAAAGAGCATTAGATGAAGATGGTCAAAGAACATCAACTTTTATTACACCTCAATCTTTTTATCCGAATGGAATATAATTATGGCAAAGTACGCAACAGGTAAAAGATCACAATCAATATCAGATAGATCGGGAATGGCTTTTCCATATACTGAAATGGTAAAAGAGTGGAATGGTTCTTTAGTACATTATTCAGAGTTTGAGCCAAAACATCCTCAAATAAGAAGAAGACATAATACCGCTGACGCGATAGCTTTACAAAATTCTAGAAACATGAAATTTCAACAACCAATACAACCTTTTATAAATAATAATACGAGCGATGTAACAATAACTAATTCTGGTGGATCAATGGTCGGAGTAGCAAATTTAACTTTGCCAGGTGACTTTGCATTTAAAACACAAGATTTTACAATAATAAGAAATGGAGTTAGTTCTATTTTACATAGTATGATACCAGAAGATCCTGCAGAGCAAAACAGAAGAAGACAATTAGATATTATACCAGGAAAAGTAGAGGTAAGTATAACGTAATGGCTATATCACACGCAAATTTTTTAACACAAGTAAGAAATTATACTGAAGTAGCAGATACTGTTTTAACTGACGCAATAATACAAGATTTTATTAGATCTGTAGAATTAGATGTGGCTGGACGAGTGGATTACGATGACTTAAGAAAATATGCTACATCAACATTTACTTCAGGAGTTAGATTTGTCTCTCTTCCTTCAGATCTAATGATAATAAGATCTGTTCAGGTAATTAATGGAACAACAAGAACTTTTTTAGAAAAAAGAGATACTAGTTTTATATCTGAATTTAATAATAATGCTGCTACAGGTCTTCCAAAATTTTATGCTAATTGGGATGATTTTAATTTTCTTGTAGCACCAACACCAGATTCTGCGTACACTGTGCAAATTAATTATATTACTGATCCACCAAATTTTACATCAACCAATGTAACGTTTCTCTCTAAATATCAAGAATCAATGTTATTACATGGTGTGCTTACTGAGGCCTTTTCTTATCTTAAAGGCCCCCTAGATATGTACAAATTGTATCAAACAAAGTATAATGAAGAGATACAGAATTTTGCTCTTCAACAAATGGGGAGAAGAAGACGTGCAGAATACGATGATGGAGTGCCTAGAATTAAAGTACCTTCACCATCACCATAAAATTAACAAAGGAGAAAAATTATGGCAATAACAACAAACGCAATTTGTGATTCGTTTAAAAAACAATTATTAGGTGGCGAACACGATTTTGATAGTTCAGGTGGTGATACATATAAATTAGCAATGTACACTAGTTCAGCGACTCTTGGAAAATCTACAGCTAACTACATTACTGCAAATGAAGTATCAAACACAGGTACTTATGCAGCAGGTGGTGGAACACTTGTTAATCAAGGTGTTAAAGTTTCATCATCAGTAGCGATCACTGATTTTGCTGATTTATCATTTACTGGAGTAACTCTTACTGCAAGAGGAGCATTAATATACAATACAACAACTGATGGTGGTTCAAACACTACTGAAGCAGTTGCTGTTTTAGATTTTGGTGGAGACAAGACTGCAACATCTGGAACTTTTACAATTCAGTTCCCTGCATTCACAACTTCTGCTGCGATTTTAAGAATAGCTTAATTTATAAGGAGTTAAAATGGCTTTGGTAATAAACGATAGAGTTAAAGAAACCTCTACTACAACAGGTACAGGTACATTTAGTTTAGCGGGAGCGGTATCAGGTTTTGAAACCTTCGTTGCTGGTATTGGTAATTCTAATACAACATACTACGCTATCGTTAATGAAGATGGTGCGTTCGAAGTAGGACTTGGAACAGTAACCGATGCAAGCACAGACACTTTATCAAGAACTACAATTATTTCTTCTTCAAATAGTGATTCTGCTGTTAACTTTGGTGCAGGAACAAAAAATGTTTTCTGTACTTTACCTGCTTCCAAAGCCGTTATACTCGATGCTAGTGGAAATATTGTAGCAAACAATGGAGTAAACCTAACAGCATTAAATGCAACTCAACTTACAAGTGGTACGGTCCCAGACGCAAGATTTCCAGCAACACTTCCAGCAGCTAATGGATCAGCTTTAACAGCGTTAAACGCAAGTAACTTAGCTTCAGGCACAGTTGCAAATGCAAGGCTAGATGCTCAACTACAAGACGTTGCAGGTTTAGCAACAACAGCAGGTAAAATTATTCAAGGTGATGGATCAAACTTTGGTCTTTCAGCTTATACATTACCTACATCAGACGGATCTTCTGCTCAGGTTTTAACAACTAACGGATCTGGTGCAGTTACTTTTCAAACGCCTACAACTGGAGACATCACAGGTGTAACAGCAGGTACAAACTTATCAGGTGGCGGTACATCAGGTGATGTTACAATTAATTTAGCTGATG